CAACTTTTCTGGAGAAGAAAACCGGCCAGAAATGGACTGCAGCCGAGGTCCAGGAAACGGTTTGGAGCTATGTGAAGGCGATCTATGAGAAGCGTCGCAAAGGTCCGGGTACTCAAAAATCGATGCAGGAACTCTCGAAGGATATCACTGCAGAGGAAATAGGGGAAGTTGTTGACTTTGCGAGTCTTATGAGTGATCCTAAGTACTCAAACATTCTTAAAGGTACGAAGTATGAAAAACGACTCAGCAGCATCACCCCGTTTCAGTCAGAAGCAGAAATTGGGGATCTACCATCTTACCGAGGGCGAGAAGCCGCTTTTGGGCGAGCTCTTGGCGGACTCGAATCCCAGTTCCGAGAAACCGACAAAATCCGTGTCATCAAAAAAATCCGGGAAAAAATCCGACGCTCCATTAACGTGGATCGAACAGGAGATGGTAAACTCAAGCGGCCTTTCACCGGAGTTAGTTCGAGAAATCCTGGCTCAGGCTTAAAAGGCCTGGGTAAGGTAACCCGGTACAATCTCTCCCCTGAAGACCAGAGACGTCTTAATTCTCTGGGCATAGATACCCCCGACTGGTACGAGCTTCCCCAATCCCCGGAGGCAGGAGCACGTTTTCGAGATGCTATCAGCACCATGAAAGCGGAGAACCGTTTTGGTGCTGCCGTCCATGTATACGATCAAGAAGAATATGAAGGGATGCGTCTTTTCCTGACCAAGGATGGTCTGGGAGGGTTTGCCCTCAAAGGAGATGACATCGTCTCCGGGTTCAATAATCCACTTTCTGGTCGAAAGGCAACGACGATCACGAATCTGATGCTGGCGGTCCAGGAAGGCGGCAGGAAGATGGACGCCTTCGATACGGTATTACCTCAGCTTTATTCCAGAGCAGGCTTTCGGGTATCGTCCCGGACGGTTTGGAATGATGAATATGCTCCACAAGATTGGGACAAGAATACTTTCCAGTACTGGAACCAGGGTGAGCCCGACGTTGTCTTCATGCACTATGATCCAGACTCGACTGAAGTCATCGACCGCCCCGGCTGGACGGTGTACCTCCCGGATGATGCAGAACGAAACGCCGTGCTCCGTGATGAATATGATGATGCGGTAGCCCTTCAAGCTCAGAATGTTTTAGAGGCAGAAGGACGTTTCCCCAAAGAAAGCCCGAAGGCCCCCTGGCAGATCGAGGAAAAAGGAGTCGTTCCGTTTGTCAAACCAGGCAAGCAGGAAAAGCTCATGCAGCGGATGTATGGTGAGTCGATGGCCAGGGAGGCCTTGGCAGGAACTCAGTCTGGTATAGGGTTCACATCACCAGCGATGAAAGTGATCGTCAACCAGAAGGATGAATCTCTGAAACCGAAGGTCTGGCTCAATAAGTTCAAAGGCGCAGGAGTCCCGAAAGAGGAGCTCGATTTCACCGGTCTCGGAGAATGGTTGCAAACCAAGGGTAAGACTCCGGTCACCAAACAGGAGCTCCAGGAATTCATGGAGACAAACCAGATCCAGATCCAGGAAGTGATTTATGGAGAACCAGGAGGCAAGGAACCCCTGGCTGATCAGTATATGCGGAGCTGGGCGCATGGAGATGAGTCCAAGGTCCGGATCCCCGGCGGGAAGAATTACCGTGAGCTGGTGCTGACACTTCCGGAGGAGCAGTTTAAAGGACGGATAGGCGCAGCTAAAGAGAAAAAACTAATTTCTTTAAAAGAAGAAGAGCACGCACTGGAGATACAATTGACGGAGGAATATGGATCCGACCTGGTCGATCCTTCCATCCGCCAGGAGGCAGACCCAATTATAGAAAGGCTAAAAGAAATAAGAGAAGAGTTGGAAACTATTTCTTCACCCCGCTGGAGAGGGGATGTAGTAGGTCACTATGATGAAGACAATGTCCTCATGCATATTCGTTTCAATGAACGGGTCGATGATCAAGGAAGGAAGGTCCTGTTCGTTGAGGAGCTCCAGAGTGATGTAGGGCAGGCCGGTACGAAGCATGGATTTGCACCCGATTCGAAGGAGCTTGAGAGACTCAAACAAAGGCATGAAGAGGTTAGGGAAAAAATACGGAAAATGGTTAGACCATATGTAGGGGATACGGATGAGGCTGAATATGGGGCTTTATTGTCTGAAAGGTCTGATTTAAATAGTCGGATCCTCGAGATAACACAAGCCCAGCAGCAGAAATTAGCTCCTGGTCCCTTCGTGATGGATACGAATACCTGGACCGCACTGGGCCTGAAGCGTCTAGTCCGTTGGGCGACTGACAATGATTACGATTCGATCGCCTGGACCACTCCGAAGCAGCAGACGAAAAGGTATGGAAAAGTAGCATTTCCAAAGAAAATTTCTTACGAACCGGAACTGAAGACCCTTCAAGGGGAGGATGTTACGACGGCTTCGGGAAGTGTGGATGATTTTATGGTGATTGAAGACGTTGAGGTCGAGGATCTTCCAGGATTCATTGGTGAGGAAGCAGCTGCAGCACTTATGGGAAAACCAGCTGTTCCTCAAGTCAGCTCTGGCAGATTTTCCGAAGGTATTAAATTAGATCCAACATATCATCCTCCAAATCAAACTATCACTGTTGATGATGTTCCTGGTGCAAAGGTCCTAGAGATCCAGGACAAAGGCCATCAGAAATTCTATGACAAGTTGATGCTGAACCAGGCGAGGTCCCTTGCAGATAAATATGGCGGGACGGTTAAAAAGACGAACGTGATCGAGAACCCGCAGATTCAACGAGCATTAAGTCGGATGGAAGAAACCACTGGGAAAATAAAATGGTATAAGCAAGTAATAGCAGAAAAGGAACACGCCATTTCAAAAGGTTATGCGGGTAATATCGAAGATGCAAAACATGCCATTAATGTATTTAAAGAGAAAATTTATACCCTGGAAGGCCATAGGGCTGCATTTGAGAAGCAACTTAAGCCTTTTCTTAAAGATAGATACCCCGAGCAGCAATGGACCTGGGAGCTAACACCTAAGCTGAAGAAAGCAGCCAAAGATGGTCTTCCTTACTACGTCGCCCTTCCTCCGGTCTATGCTGGAACCAAAGCAGCCCAGCAGGAGGATTATGATCAAGATCTAACATCCCGCGCCGCGGGGCGAGCAGCCTATGTTCAATAATATGAAACCCGACCAGGTGAAAGACCTGGTGCTGTATCTTTCTGACAAAGGCGTTGCCCGGTTCAAAGGCCTCGACCTCGAGATTGATTTCTACAATGCAGCACAAATGGATCCTGTCATGAAAATGATGGATGAGCAGAAACCTGAGCTCTCAGATTCGGAGCTCCGCAACTTTTATGAATCGAGGCGAGTATGAGTAAATTCTGGTGGCAAGAACCTGAAGGCGAGGATCTCGCAAACGCGGTCACCGATACCGTGAACAAGATGATCCAGGACCATTCGTACCGGTACAATCTGAACATGGATATGCTCCGGATGTACACCGGCAGAGACTATGAAGCCCTTGATCGTTATGACCCTTCGGCCCGAGGGGCACAGCCTTTCGGAGAGGATTACAGGATGCGCTTGAACGTGATCGGATCTTGCGTCGATACCTTGGTTTCCAGGATTGGAAAATCCCGACCTCGGCCCATGTATTTAACGAAGCGTGGAGATTACAACCTCAGACAACGCGCCCTTCGTTTGACTGATCTGATGGAAGGGGTTTTCCATAATGCAAAGATCTATGACCACATGACCAGGGTCTTCCAGGATTCTCTGGTCTTCGACATTGGAGCATTGAAGATCGGACGCAATGGCTCTGAGATCTGGGCGGAGCGTGTTTTTCCTTCGGAGCTTTACTGGGATCTGAATGCAGCGATGTTCGACAAACCTCCTGCCCTTCATCAGATCAAACAGATTCCAATGGAATCCCTGATTCAGATGTATCCGGAGAAGGCTGATGAGATTGAATACTATGCAGTTCATTCAGAAGAATACAAAAGCCGCCAGGGAGCAGATGCAGATATGATCCAGGTTGTGGAGAGCTGGCATCTGCCGTCGATCGATGATGCAGATGATGGACTCCACTGCATGACCATGGACGGGCTGCAGCTCGATGCAGAAAGCTGGGATTATGATCGATTCCCATTCGTCTTCCTTCGATGGGGAGAAGCGGGGGTCGGGTTCACTGGAATCTCACTGGCCGAGCAGCTCAAGAATATTCAGTTCGAAATCAACAAACTTGCCTTGAGGATCCAGCAGGCCATGCACCTGTTATCGGTGCCCTGGATCTTCGTCCAGGCAGGTTCCCGCGTAGTTGATACGGCACTACGGAACCAAGTTGGGTCCATAGTCAATTATGTGGGAAATCCTCCGACATCCTATACTCCGACCGCCATGCACCCGGAGGTCTATGCTCACCTCGATCGGCTGTACCAGCTCGCATACCAGCAGAGTGGTCTTTCCGAGATGAGTGCAACTGGGAAGAAACCTGCAGGCCTGGAGAGCGGAGCAGCATTGAGAACCTTCCACGATATCGAATCTGAGCGTTTCATGTACCAGGGTCAGAAGTATGAAGCAGCCTTCATGGAGGTTGCAGAGTGGTGTATGGACCTGGGTCAGGAGATTGTTCAGGAGTTTGGGAAGTGGCCGGTCAAGGGCATCAAGGACAATGCCTTATTCAAGCTTGATTTCAAGGATCTGAATATGGCAGAGGAAGACTTCACCCTGCAGCCTTATCCGGTGAGCTTGCTTCCAAGCACTCCTGCAGGACGTCTCTCGGCAGTCACTGAGCTCATCAATACCGGAGTGATCACGGATCCTTCGCATATTGTGAGGCTTCTTGAATTCCCGGACATGGAAGCCCTGACCGGATTATACAGAACCTTTGAGCGTGACATGGAATGGCGTATTTCCGAGATCACCGAATTCGGAAGATACCATCAACCGGAACCGGTAATGAATCTCGAGTTTGCATCGGAGCG